CTCAGCGTGGCCTCTCCTGCCGTGATGACCTGCCCCGTGTTCGCCCGGACGATAGAGCTCACATCGGCAAGCACTGCCGTAGCCCTCGTCGTATCGTCGATTGTTGAGCCCATACGTGATTGCAGATCAGTGATAGTAGCTAGGGAAGTGGCCATGATATGGACTCCATAAGATAGAGGGGGAACGGGTAAACATATATGAAGGACCAAGGTATGCACAACCTTGGTCCAACAAATATATTTACACTTAGCTGACGGTTACGTCGGCTTGCAGCAATGAAGCGCCATCGATAACTTTAGTTCCGAACAGGTGCAAGCCTTTCACACCTTGGTTGAAGCGCAGTTCACTCTCGAACGGCACAACTTTGTTAATCTGCTGGGCAACGGTCGTTGCGGCGGAAGTGCCAGCAACAACGAGTTTACCGGCAACAGCGCCGGTGGCAAGGTTGTTCGACTTGTACAAGCTCAGGCCCGCAGCGGAGCCAACCAGGCCAGACGCGCGAGTTGCTGCGCCGGCTTCGTCGCCAGAAGACACAAAACGTGCATCTTGCAGCAAGTAACCATAAAACGCGGGGGTAACAACTGCGAAGCGTCCAGCCTCGGGCACGTCACCCTCGTCCAGTGCAACACTGATGTCAACCAGCGAAGTATAAGCAAGCGCAGCAGAAGAAACGGCGACGTCTCCACCATCGATACCAGCATTGGCACCCATTTCAGCGAACACGGCCACGTCGAGCGCGGTAGCTAGCTTGGCGCCAGCCTGCACGAGTGCCTGCTCCATGATTGCTCCACCATTAACAGACTGAGCTGCTTCGATGTCATCCATCTCGAACGCGAAATAGTTGGCGACATTGATCAGCAAGACTTTGCTGTCGTCATCGATGTCTTCAACCGTAATATCGGTATGAGCGGTGTAAGATCCCACGGTGGGGCTCACTACGCCAGTCACGTTCACCGTATCGCCCATGCGGCTAATATCGCCCTGGTAATCAGCGTTAGTCACTTGCTGTGACACGTTGGCGGCTTCGAGAACCTGTGAGATTTTCGCGCTCCAGATTTCTGGAATGAAATTTGTAATTGCCATAATAAAGTTTCCTTAGAATTATTCTTTAATGCCTAGAACGTCGTTCAATGTCCCGGCTTTTCTTTGCTCTTCGATCCAGTGGGAACTTTTCCCCCGTAGATCTTCCTTCGTGTACTGTGAGACTTTGACAGTCTCCGTCGCGCCTTGCTCCAGTGCTGGAGGTAGCGCGTTCTTGAACAATGGTCGGACAGCTTCGATCAACGCGGCAAGTTTCTCCGAGTCGACCTCCGAACCCTCTGTCACCTTCGATGTACTCAGATATTCAGCTAGTCCGACGGCATCTGGGCTGACCTCAGCCAACCCCGCCTTGATCTCTGCCCGAGCTACACGATTCAACATGCTCGCCTGGACATCAGCAGAAGCCTCAGCACGTGCCTCGACTAAAGCTGCGGCCACGTCTTCGGAGTTCGTCGACGCCTTAGCGCGCCCCTCATGTTTGCGACTCTGCGCCTTCCAGTTGGCTACATCTTCTTTCGCTGCGGCCAAATCCGACTGCAGTTGAGCCAATCCCGGCGTAGGCGTGGGCGTCGGTGTTTCCGGCGCCTCCACTGGGCCCGTGCTCGGTGCCTGTACTTCTACCGGGTCATTGTTCTCTGGCATTATATTTTCCTTTGCGGTGTTTGCGGCATCTGTGCAGATACCGACTTTACCCCCAGCGGCGACCTTCGACCATGCGGTCTAGTGTCCCAGCTAGGGGGAGATAATGGGGCGCAATAGTTGCGCCCGGCTTAGGCGTGCCGTCTGTTTTCACGACTGCCATATACTGCAGTCGCTTGGCATCGGCATCCCTTATGATATTGCAAGAACTGCGCAGAGTCGGAAGTGTTCCGCAGCACTTTCCCGTTGCTAATCTTGGTGCAAAACTGACAGGCGCCCGGCTCCGGGTTACGTGCCCAGCCCCGCCAACGGTCGCTACCATCGTTTTCTAGTGTCTGATCACTAATGATCTGGCGACTAGCTCGGCTCGGCTCGGCACGTGCTTCTAAACCCCAGCGGTTCGCTTGTATCGCCACCGCCTCGGCCTGAGTCGCCCCAGCAGCTACGCGCCGTTGCACGTCCGATAGACTGCCTAGGCTAGTGGCCCTCAGCGAGCGCATGCCGGGCGGCTTGCCGACCTCATATTTGCCCGCTGGGACAATGGACGGCTCCGAAGATCCGGCCTGCCTAGCGAGGTTAGTCATATAAATACTTGTCGCGTTAGCCACGTCACGGCCAGTCGTCGCGTACATTAGGCCCAAGGTCCGGGTACCCACAGTAGGCCAAGTTTCTGGCCAAGTCTGCGGATCATCGAATAATACCGTTATCACGGCCTGATTGCGAACACTTATCTTGCCTAATTCTCTCTCATAACGGCCAGATTCACGCTTCGATTCCGAGAGTGGCACTGTCTATTCCTAACGTAGAGTACGCGGTCGCTTGCGCGGCCTCAATAGCGAATGCGGCGTCAGCCTTCCTATCCAACATCATTCGAGATATCTCGTCCTGTGAATACCCATAATCGACCATACGCTGCCGCCACGGCACGCCAGACTGAGCTTTTTTCAGCCCAGCGTCAGCTAGTTGCGCCTCAGTCTGACGCTTCGCGTCAGCCCAAACTACCTCGATATCGGTAGGCGCCGGAGTTCCGGCGATCTCGCCAGCTAGCGTTAAGACTTTCCGCCAACCCTCACCCGTTACACCCTGACGGTCAACAACGGTTGCGCTCAAGCGCGCCTCAGCCGCGTCGAAAGATTCAGGCCCAGCATTCAATAAAGTACCGGACACATAATGGGGAGGAATGCCCGTAACAGAGACAAACGCGCCTACGTTACTGGACAGTAAGTCTAGCAGTGGCCGGAGGTCGACCTGCGCGAACTCTCCAAACTGCACGTCTTGATCTTCGACAGCCCACAAGGCCGAGACGACAGCCTCAAAAGGAGGATCTACGTCGTTCCCTTGATCATCGGTAAGGTCGAGCCCCTTAATCCACCGCTGGCGGAAAGCTTGGGCCTGAGCGATCGACATGAGGTCAAGGACAGTGGAGTTAATCCGATCCTGGATGTCGATAGCGTCCTCGAACTCTGAAGCACCACCGCCGATAAGCTTCGGACGGTTCAGGAACTGGACGACAGGCACGATTCCGCTAGGATTCGGGCCCTCTTCTGTCTTCGTCCACGGCCCCGACTTGCCGGATCTCATAAAGCGCGCGTAAGCACTCTCGGTGATAGCCCAACCAAACATGTTACCCTCAGCGGGGTCCTCCCAGACCTTAGAGGCGGCACGAATGCGGCCCGGCTCGGAAGGATCCACGTCGACGGTCACCTGGAACGGTGATTCCGGGGTGATCTTCACACCACCACCAGACGCGCCCAACACCACGTAGGCTAAGCCAAGTTCTGCCTGCGCGTTATGAACCAGTTGAGCGTTGTATCCGAGCCCTGCGGCCTTCCACAGGTCCCAGGAAGAATCAGCACCGGCAACGTCTACGCTGCGGACCCCATTAACCCGAAGACGCTCGGCGACACTAGACGCTGCCACACCACAATAGTTAGTGCGGCTACGATGCTGCCACGCCTTATACGAATCACGATGATGCTCGTTACCTTCAGGTAACGGATGATCCCCGCTCGCATAACGGCGGTTCAATGTCAAGCGTTCAAACTCGGCCACTCGTCTAGCCTGGAGCGTGTCGAAACTATCCGATATGTTCATAAATTAGCCTTATTAGTTGAAGCGCATACGCCTAGATTTTTTGCCACCGGAGAGGCCTAACGCTAGCGCCTTAGCGCGCGCGTCATAAGCGAGCACACCAGCCACCGCAGCGTCGATCTTGTCCGGAGACTCCGGAAAATCTTTAGCAAGCGACAGTTTACCCGCGCGAATCCGGCGCCTACAGTTAGCGACATGTTGAGTTAGTTTGTACGAGCCGTCATGAGTGAGCTCCTTATTTCTTACGCCAGCCTCGAAACCCTCAATAGCGAGCGCCACGATAGTAGACCTGCCCGATAACATCCAATACTCGAAAGGATGTTGAGGTTTGACACGCCCAGCAGCGGGGATTTTGTCCCCGTGCTCGGCCTCCCAACGATTGACGACAGAACGCCAATCCCTACCAGGATCAGCATAGAACGCTGCCACGCTATAACGGTCGAACGCGCCACGTAAAGCGGCGTCGATCTCTTCCATGGGGGGCGACCAATCGCCCATACCCGGGCCTTCGACAGCCTCCCAGACACCCACCTCGAAAAGGTGACCGTCAGAGACCCTGCACCCGATAAGTGCCGTGGCGTCTGGTTTGCCGCGAGCCTTGCCGCGGCTACCATCAAAACCTAAAGTTACCAAGTCAGTCGGGGCCAGTCCAGCGTCTAAGTCAGCGACACCAGCCCAGGAGTGGTGGGCAATCCAAGCATCATCAGAGTCAGACACTTGATTCAAATAGAACCGCCGCGAGTCCTGCGGGCTGGTCGACAAGTCGCGGACCTCATCCATGATACGGCGTAAATCGACCCATTTCGAGTCACCGTAGGCGAGGCTAAGAGCAGACAACAGGCTCTCATCATCCGACAAGTCGACATCATCTGGTGCCTCGAGCGAATCATAGAGGAGCCCAGTGCCGCGCCCATCATCGCGATAAGCTAGGAAAGCCTTAAAACTCCGTTCAGCGACAGAGTTGACACCCTTAGCATGAGCGTTAGTCGTCTCAAGAATCCGAGCGTGACCGCCCCGAGACTTACCAACGTTTCGACGGTTCACAGCATCAAGCGCCGTCCCACCATTCGAGTCAGTGTAAAGATGAGACTCATCCTCAATAATGAAAGTCGCCCTAGCGCCCTCAGCCGTGGAAGCAGACGCCGAGATCGGCTCAAGCCGAGCAGAGGAGCCTTTCCTATAGATCCTGGTTAAGCCAACATCAAGTTCATAGTCTTGGATGATCGGAGACTCGGCTACC